TTGAATTCTTTCGAATTCCCGGTTACAAACCAAAGTAACCGGCCACATTGTGAACCCATATTAGTGATGCGCGTACTCGTACTCGAGACACAGAACGCCATGCGGCGACGCGGAAATTAATCTAACACTAACTTAGGGGTGAGCTTCATCAACTCAGCCAGAAACCGATTATCATTCTTTCGAATGAGAGTCGATCCCAGGCGCTTTGATAGGTGATCCCACACTCTCTCATTTCTCTCGACAATTTGATGAATTTTATTTTCATCAAATGCCTTTGAGATGAGGGACGGTACGAAGTAATAAGTTATAAGATCCAAAAAGGTCTCACTTGACTCACTCATCCATACGCGAAGACCGTGAAAACAATCACGGAGCGATTTAGACCAAACGGTACGACACTGAACCGGCTGTGAAGTTGGAAGCAATTTTGTGGTAAATCGTGGATCTTTCCTCTGGTATATCTGGAGAGCTACTTCTAAATCAATATTAGAGGGCCCACAGACATGACCATTGGTAAGAGTCACGTAGAATTTACGCACAGAATCGACATCCCCATCCCCGTAGTGGTAATCCACTAAGGGTTGGAGGCCAACTCCACCCAACGTTTCAGGAATATACCATGGTAAACGAACCGAAGATAAAACCTTGTAATTATGCTTAATGAACAAGCTATGTGCAGCAACCCGTAAACGTTCGGGAGCGAGTTCAAGAAGACGATGATGACGAGAACCCAGAGAAGGATCAAACTGATTAACAGTTAAAAGATCATTCTTTGAGTTACTCTTACCACCGGATCTTGTCATACCGCGAACTAATCCCATATTCACATATGGAATAAGTTTTGCCGTCTCATTAATCATTAGGAAGGAAGTCGAGTTAACATTTAAAAATGTTGAACTTGAGTAAACCTTCCCAATAGATGGTTTAAGCCCGACAGATCTCGCTATATCTTTCCAAATAGGAAGAAATAAAGGAGATTCAGAGCGAACGAGACCATCATCTCCATTGATCAAGAGAGGAATATCCGATAAAGGATAATCCTTTCCATCTGACTTGTTAAGAGCCAGCTGACAAACGGAGAGATTAACTAAACATAATACAATAAATGAAACAACAGAACCCATAAGCTGACCCCAGACTTGAGGGACAGACTCACCAGTCACTGGGTGACTGACAAGATGTCCGGTTAGGGCTTTATGGAACAGTTGTCGAATATCATCGGGAATACCTACAGAATCACAGATTGCATCGACACAAATAGAGGAAAAACGCGGGTCTAAGAGATCAGTGGCTGATTCATAGTCGAGACTATGGAATATTCCACTAGTATCCTTAAATCGATCGTTAATGATCTTTTCGGATTGAGGTTCATCCAGGAGTTTAAAAACTGGGTGTTTTCTCATTATACGATGTAAATATTTCTGTACTGGTTTTAATACAAAATATGTCAACGGAGGTCCTTTACTTATGGTACGGACTTTCAAGGCCTCCTCAACAGGGACTAATTCCACTGTTGCTGGTTCAGACATAGCTTCGCGACGTGCATTCTCATAACAATCAGTATAAACACTTTGGAATTGCTTCTCAAAAGTGGGACTGATATGAAGATAAGCACGTCCTTCCTCCTCAATTTGTTCTACTACCGACGACCGAACAGTAACATCTGAAAGGAAACGACCCAATCCCTTTTCAGTGACTGAGTCTTTTATCCACCCGTCCTCTGTCAAAACTCCAAACGTTCCCAACTTCTTTCGAGTTGCGAGATAATTGGATTTCACAGAAGGCGCAAAGGGCTTATGGAGATCATCCTCTGTGATACGATGACCTTTAAAGACCTGAGATACGGTATAGCGAATTTGATGTTCTATTTCCTCAAATTCTGACCATTCCGAAGGGGAATTCAGATGTGTGGTTGTCAACATCTCAAACGTTGCCAGTGCTGCTTTCTCTAATGCAGCCTTGTTAGGCCGAGGCATTCCCTTTTTAGAATAGAGAATGCCCACAGCAAATTCAAGGGCTTTATCCGACTTTTGAATAATTCGGATAAAGCGACCTAATGAACCTCCAGCAAGGCTGTAAGGTTTATCAGGCCGAGAAAACGGCTTCTCCGGACAGGAAGTGTCAAGAGTAACAGACATATAAGATGCGAGTTTGTACTTCATAAATTTCATCCATCCACATTCCGCTGAGCATAATTGCCAGTGGAGCAGGGTAGACTCTTTGTTGAAGCTTTCAGGACGAAAGCCAAATAAAGAAGCATACTCAATAATACAATCTAATGATTGAGAGAGTTTCAGTTTTTCGTCAACCGAACAAGTCGACGGAAGGGAACCTCCTATCATAGGGCCTGGGATTTCATCCTGATTTCTATCGGGGGTGAAGGTGGTATCGTCCAACAGAGTTGCGTTGAAGAATTGTTCTCTGAACACATTCAACACAGTAGCTTTAGTCGGAGTAACTCCATTAACACCCGCCGGCAGAAGGATAACCTTCCCAGATGAGGTTGGCATGATAGCTCG